GTTACGGCAAAGACGCAGAAGCAGTTATGTACGCAACTGCTACTAAAAATGCCAAAAAAGAGTCATTTATCAAAGATGAACTTTATCGTAAATTAAAAGAATACGAATATAAATCAAAATAATTGCTTGACTTCTAAGCAAATTTCCTATATAATATACTAATTACAAACTAAACTCAAAGGAGAACTTATGAGCAGTAGGACCTATGGTGCCGAAGAGAAGGCCAAATTAGAGCGGCTGGTAAACGAAGGCGTTACCGTGATGCAGGAAATAGAAGACTTGAATTTGGGTCTTAAAGAAACAGTTAAGGCTGTTGCAGAAGAACTAGACATTAAACCGTCTATGATTAATAAAGCAATTAAGATTGCACAAAAAGGTGATTGGGAGAAAGTAGCGAATGACTTTGACGACTTGGAAACATTAGTCGTTACTGTCGGTAAGGACAAATAACGTGCAAAGCATAAAAGACTTTTACACAGATAGTCTTAAATCCGACCCCATTGCACACTATGCAGAAATGATTGGTGCTGTTGCTGTTATTATTGGAAGTAGCATACTAACATGGACTGTACTTACTCCTAGACCGGATATTTTTATACCGTTCTATTTTGTAGGTAGTTGTGCAAGTTTTTTTGGAGCATATCGACGTGGACTACCTTGGGTACTAGTACTCACAGGTTGGTTCATTATTATGAACATGATAGCACTAAGTAGGCTATATATTGTATAACGCCAAAGACAATTGTCAGGCATGTATGAAGGTTAAGTTGGCCATAAGCAACAGGAGAAAATATAATTGAGTTACGTAGACGCACTATTTGATCGCGACTCTGACATTATCAGAGTTGTCGAACGCAAAGATGGAAAAAGACATTTCCATGAATATCAAGCAAAATATACATTTTACTATAAAGACCCTCGCGGTAAGTATAAGAGCGTTTATGGCGATCCTTTAAGTCGTATTGTTTGTAAGAATACAAAAGACTTTCGAAAAGAAGTAGCAATCAATCGAGACAAACAACTTTTTGAAAGCGACATCAATCCTATTTTCCAATGTTTAAGCGAAAACTATCTTAATCAAGATGCTCCTAAACTAAACATTGCTTTCTTTGATATTGAGACAGACTTTGATCCAGAGCGTGGCTTTGCCGATCCTGCTGATCCATTTATGCCTATTACTTCTATATCTGTATACTTACAGTGGTTAGAAACAATGGTATGTTTAGCAGTTCCGCCTAAGACACTTACAATGGAACAAGCTGAAAAAGAACTAGAAGGCATTGATAATGTAATGCTGTTTGAACAAGAAAGTCAAATGATTGATACTTTCTTAACACTGATTGAAGATGCTGATATCTTGTCAGGTTGGAACAGTGAAGGTTATGATATTCCGTATACTGTAAACAGAACTAGTCGTGTACTAAGCAAAGACGACACTAGACGTTTTTGTCTGTGGGGTCAGTTACCTAAGAAACGTGAATATGAAAAGTATGGTAAATCAGCTGTTACCTTTGACCTAATAGGCAGAGTGCATTTAGATAGTTTGGAATTATATCGTAAATACACATATGAAGAACGACACACATATAGACTTGATGCCATTGGCGAAATCGAAGTTGGTGAAAACAAAGTTCCTTATGAAGGCACTTTGGACCAGTTGTACAACAATGACTTTAGAAAGTTCATCGAATACAACATACAAGATACCGCACTACTGGACAAGTTGGACAAAAAACTAAGATTTATTGATCTTAGTAACGAACTTGCACACGCAAATACTGTTTTGCTACAGACCACAATGGGTGCTGTTGCTGTTACAGAACAAGCGATTGTAAACGAAGCACATCACAGAGGACTACAAGTTCCTAACAGACCTAAGCGAGATGACGAAAACACACAAGCCGCTGGTGCATATGTAGCATTTCCGAAAAAAGGATTGCACAAATGGATTGCATCAATGGATTTGAATTCACTGTATCCGTCAGTAATTCGTGCATTGAATATGGCACCCGAAACTATTATTGGACAAATACGTCCTGAGATATCAGATGCTCGTGTACAAGAAGATATGGGCTTAAAGAAAAAGTCGTTTGCAGGAAGTTGGGAAGGACGTTTTAGTACAGAAGAATATGAAGCAGTCATGGAACAGAAACGTGACATTGCTCTTACTGTTGACTTTGAAAACGGACAAACTGAAGTGTTTAGTGGTGCTGAACTATACAAGATTATTTTTGACAATAACAATCCATGGATGCTTAGTGCTAATGGTACAATCTTTACAACAGAGTTTGAAGGTGTTATTCCAGGTATTCTTGCAAGATGGTATAGTGAACGTAAAGACTTACAAGCACAACTTAAGAAAGCAAAAGATGCCGGTAATGCTGTTGAAACAGAATATTGGGATAAGCGACAGTTAGTTAAAAAGATTAACTTAAACAGTTTGTATGGTGCTATTCTTAATCCTGGTTGTAGGTTCTTTGATAAACGTATTGGTCAATCAACAACACTAACAGGTCGTACTATTGTTAAACACATGAGTGCAGAAGTTAACAAAGTTATTACAGGCACATATGACCATGTTGGTGAAGCAATGATATATGGTGATACTGACTCTTGTTACTTTAGTGCTTATCCAATCTTAAAAAATGATATCGACGCAGGAAAGATTCCTTGGGATAAAGATAATGTAATTACACTTATGGATCAGGTGTGCGAAAAAGCAAATACAACATTTAGCGACTTTATGATGAAAGCATTTCATTGTCCAAAGAGCCGTTCAGATGTTATTGCTGCAGGACGTGAAATTATTGCACAGTCTGGTTTGTATATTACTAAGAAGCGTTATGCGGCATTAGTTATTGACAACGAAGGCTTTAGAACAGATATTGACGGTAAAGCAGGTAAAGTTAAAGCAATGGGTTTAGACTTACGTAGATCAGATACGCCTGTGTTTATGCAAGAGTTCTTAAGTGAAATATTACTTATGGTACTAACAGATGTACCTCAAGATGAAATACTTGAACGTATTACTGTATTTAGAAAAGAATTCAGTGAACGTCCTGGTTGGGAAAAAGGTAGTCCGAAACGTGCAAACAAAGTAGGTCACTATAAGCGATTAGAAGAAAAGCAAGGTAAGGCAAATATGCCAGGCCATGTACGGGCAAGCATTAACTGGAATACGCTAAAGCGTATGAACGGAGACAAATACTCGCAAGAGATTGTTGACGGTATGAAAGTTATTGTTTGTAAATTAAAACAAAACCCTTTAGGATATACAAGTGTTGCTTATCCAACTGATGAGCTAAGGCTTCCTGAATGGTTTAAGGATTTGCCATTTGACGATGGAGCAATGGCAGAAACTATTATTGATAATAAGTTAGACAACTTAATTGGTGTGTTAGATTATCCGTTAGAAGATACTAAACGTAATAATACATTTAATAGTTTGTTTGACTTTGGAGAATAAAATGAAAGTTAATATACAATTGGAAATAGATACTGACAACAGTCAAGACCTAAATACCATTGAAGAATTAATTGCAATGCTAAGACAATTAGCAGAAAATTACGAGGATTAGTTATGGAATGGGTATTAGTATACATCACTCTTACATTTCACGGTCATCCAATAGCGGAAGAACACGGCCGCTTTGACTCAATGGTTGAGTGCTTTAAGGCTAGAGAATACTTATCTTTAGAACTAGGTAGTACTGATGGTTACTATCCTATAGGCTCACAGGCTGTATGTGTAACAAACTTAAAGGAAATGCACTAATGGATATAGGAATTTTAGGCGTACTTGCAGTAATGTTGTGTCCAATGATATTCGGTGGTATCACTTTCCACTATTCACACAAATTTACACATCCAGTAACTCAAGAAACTTGGAAATACTGGGAGGATAAAGATGTCGGATAGAGTAGGATTTACATGTAGTACATTTGATTTATTACATGCAGGACATGTACAAATGTTACGTGAAGCAAAAGAACAATGTGATTATTTAATTGTTGGATTACAAGTTGATCCAAGTATGGACAGACCTGAAAAGAACTGTCCTATACAAACTATTGTTGAACGATATACTCAATTAAAAGCAGTAGGGTATGTAGACGAAATCATTCCTTACGGAACTGAACAAGACCTAGAAGATATTTTGAGTATGTATACCATACATGTACGTATCCTAGGCGAAGAATATAGAGATAAAGAGTTTACTGGCAGAGATATCTGTAGAAAACGTGATATTGAAATATTCTTTAACAAACGAGATCATAGGTTTAGTTCGAGCGACCTACGAAAACGTGTTTCTGACAGACAGAAATAATATTAATGCTTGACAAAAACCTAAATATACTTTATAATAGAACTTAACATAGGAGAATATAAATGAAAGATATATTACAAGACGTAGTCGCACACACACATGCACTAGGTTTTCTATCACTGGTTAAAGTTAACGCTGAAACAGAAACGGCTATTGATGCAATGGCAGAAGACAGATCAGTTATTTTAACAGCAACTACACATAACCCTGTATCAGAGTTTATTGGAACGTTTGGTATGCCTAACTTAGACAAACTAAGTTTGCATTTAAAGAATCCAGAATACAAAGATAACGCAAAACTTGAAGTAGTTCAAGCAGACCGCAATGGTGAAACTGTTCCAACACATATTCACTTTGAAAATGCTTCTGGAGACTTTGAAAATGATTATCGCTTTATGAATAAAGCAATCATTGAAGAAAAACTAAAGACTGTTAAGTTTAAAGGTGCAACATGGGACGTAACATTTGAACCAAGCATGGCAAGTATTGCACGTATGAAGTTACAAAGTGCTGCACACGCCGAAGAGCCTACATTTAATGTAACAACTACTGATGGTAATCTTGTGTTTAGTTTTGGTGATGCAAGTACACACGCAGGTAGTTTTATCTTCCAACATGCTGTTGAAGGTGAATTAAGTCATACTTGGAGTTGGCCTGTAGCACAAGTACAGTCTATCTTAAACTTAGATGGTAATATTACAATGAGTATTTCCAATCAAGGTGCTATGATGATTACTGTGGACAGTGGCTTAGCAAAGTACGATTACATTTTGCCAGCACAGAGTAAGTAGAATATGCGTAAGGACTTAACAGCAGAACAAAATGACTATGCACATTTTCTTCCAGCATTAAGTGGTTTTTATGCAACGTATGTAGGCAAGCAGAGATTTCCAGATCCTGTAAAAGGTCCATATATTGAAGATGCTCGTATACCTGCTAATTGGAACAATGGTGTAGAAAGTCTAAACTATCTTAATAAACAAGAAGGTGCGTTTACGTACAAGTGGACACTATATTCAGCAGGTCATGCTGACTTAGATACAAATAAGATCGTTCCAAAAGAAGATATGGTGCGTAATAG